GTTCAAAGGAGTCACATCGGTTTGAGCGATGCGGGGAGTGGCAACGCCACGGCCAACTTTGGGGAACTTAACGGTGGAGCCTTCGACACCACGACGCGCACGCACAGCGCCTACCAATTGGGCTTTGCCCTGGTAAGCCTGTTTGACTTCAGCGTCGAACAGCGTCACAAAGGCGTTGGAGAGAGAAACGCTCATTTGGATACCTCATTCGGTTGAATTAAAAACAGGGTTCTTCGCTGCGGTAAGCCATTTGCATGGGCCGGTGGCTTGCTGATTTCGTCAGCCAGTCGTCAGCATCTCGCTGCGGTCAGGGTCGGTTGCCCGATATGCCTTGACCAGATTGTATTGCAATTTGTTCAAAACGCAACAGGTGCCTCAATTGGACAAAAAAAAGCCCCACCGAAGTGGGGCAAAGGTCGGTTTCCCAACCATGGAGACAACTCAGCGAATCGTTGCACTGAACAGCTTTTCCACCTTCTGGCGGTACGCTGCGTCAGTTTTGTAGCGGGGATCAGCGACCATCTGGTACAGATCGTCCTTGCTTGGCGCGTTCTCATTGGGCGCGGTCTCAATTGGGATGCGGCCCTCATAAGCCTCACGCACCTTCATCAGCGCACGCAGGCCGTTGGCCGTGCCGCCCATGACCTTGAACTCTTCAAAGTCATCGGCGCCCCAGATGCCCTTTTGCACCAGGCCACGCGCCCAGTTGACCATGCCGTCTACCACGGCGTTGCCGTTCGGGCCGAGCTTTTTCATTTCCTCGGCGGGGTCAACCATTTGACTCGACATGACCTCTTCGGCCTGCGACCGAATCTTGCTGGCCAGATCATCAAACTGCGCTTGCGACAGGCCGTTCTCAGCCGCCCAGCTCACCAGCGTGTTGGCAATGGGGTGTTCTTCAGCGCTTGCACCAAATGAGGTGGTATCGTACTTGCCGCCCTCGGGGGCTTTGTGTTTGCCCTGCGAGATGGTCTTGCGCAGGTCAGACCAGCTCTTGGCCAGCGCCTCATAGTTGGCCTCGCCCTTTTCGTTGTCCCAGAAATTGTCGGGCAAGTACTCGGGTTTGGTCTTGGCCGTGCCAGGGATGTCGCCGGGCAAAGCGGTTGCCGTTTGAGGGTCGGCCTTGTGGTCAATCTCCGCAGCTTGCGGGTTGGTGTTTGGCGTGTCGTCCGTTGCACTCACATTGTCCAGTAGGCCAGTGTTGCCACCGGGCTGGTCGTTGGTGTCGCTCATAGTTTCCTTGCTTGGTTGATCCGCGCCTCAATATCTCGCACCACGGTTCTCTGCCCTTCGGCAAAGTACGCATGTGACGAGTCGGTGCCCGGCACGGCGATGGGCACATTCACATACATGTCACGCAGCCACTGCAGCAGCTTCTGACCGTCCTCGGTGCCGAACACCCGCAGGGTCAGCCGCGCCAAGTCCTCGCGCTGCTGGGTGACCTCGCGGATGTCGGCAGGCTTGCCAATGGCTTCCAGCTCGTCCCAGCTCATGCCATCATCCCTTCAGGCGGCATTGCGCCTTCTGGTGGCATTGCGCCAGCCTGCATGGCTTGGGCTTGCGCCATGGCCATGGTGGCCTGCTGGGCCTCCATCTCTTCCATCATCACGGCACGCTCGGCGGCAGTGTTGCGCACAGCCATGGGCACGCCCAGCTTGTCGCCGATGAAGTCCACCGCGGCGTCCGTCTTGATGGCCAGCTGGCCGTCAGGCCCGAAGCCACCCGACTGCATCATCTGCATGTACTGCATGATGGCGTTGACCTCTTCCATGTTCTGTGCCATGGCCAGAGGCGCGACCGGGGTCACCTTCACCTCCAGGCCGTTGACGCGCAGGGGCATGTCGATCAAGCCCTTCTCGTCCATGACCTCAAGGATCTTGGCGACCAAGGGGATCATGGTCTCGTTGATCAGGCGACCGAAGGCCGAACCCAAGTTCTGGGCCAGCTCTTTCATGCGCTCCACAATCTCGGTGGCCGAGCGTGCGCTCATGTTGTCGGGCGGCAGCGACTCGTCCAGCAGGATCCGCTTGATGTTCTGCACCAAGTCGTTGATCACCAGCTGGGTCACGTTGAAGTCACCCGAGCGAGGCAGTGCCTGCAGAGCTGGGCCTTGTGGGCCTCCGTTGCGTGCGACCGGGATGATGGCACCGGGCACGATCTTGACCGTGTTCGGGTTCAGAACACCGTCATCTGCAGCCGTGTACACGCCAGAGACCGCCAGCGAGGCGTTCTTGAGCAGCAGCTCCTTGGTCTTGTTCAGCGTCTTGATGTCGGGCAGGGCGGTCATCAGCGGGCCGCGACCATAGATCTCACCGGCCACCTTCATGTAGCGCGAGATGACCCACGGGCTGGACTTGCGGCGGCGGTAAACGATCTCGGATTTGCTGACCTTGTCGATGACGTGATAGCAGTAGTCGCCACGCTTCTGGTCGAAAATGGTGGCCTCGAGCAGCTCCACGTCCTCGGTGGGCTTGTCGTCAATGCGGCGCTGCATCTCGGGCGGGATCTCAGCGTCAGGCCACTGGCGTGCAATGGACTCGCCCTTCATGCGCATGCGGCGGTACACGTTGTCCACCTGGCCGTTCGCGCCTTCCTCGTAGCTCACCAAGAAGAGAGGCACGGGCACGAAGTTGATCGGCTGCACATCGTCACCGGGCTGCACCATCATGCAGGCGGTGCCCACGGCCATATCCAGCAAAAACTCGCCGATGGCGATGTCGAAGTTCGACTGCTTGAGCGTGTCGAACATCTTGTCGCGGTAGGCGTCCAGCACTGCTTGCGCAGCACCACGGCGGTCAAACGGGATGGCTGCGCCTGCGTTCAACGTACACCACTTGGCTTGCGGCGGGAAAACCACCGACTGCAAGCGGTTTGCAAAGCGCTGGGTGCTGTTGATCGCCGTCGAGTCAAAGACCCGCTGCATCTTCTTGGAGCCGATGCTGCCACCCTCCCAGACGCCATACAGCTGGCGCTGTGGCAGGGCGAACTCATAAGCATCTTGGTATAGCTGTTGGAACTCGTCCTTTTTGGTCTGAGCCAACTGTTGACGCTTGAGGATCTGCTCGGGCGTCAGGCGCATGCCGCCTGGTGCTTTCTTGTCTTCGTACATCACTCGTCCTTTTCTGATTCGTATTTCTCGAGAAGCCTGCGTCCCTTCGCGGCCAGCCGCTGGGCAGACTGGCGCGTCTTTGGCACAGGCTCACCCCATGCGTTCGCGGCCAGCGCCAAGCGGGTCGGCTCACCATCGTCGCCAATCAGCGGCCCTGACGGGTTGGTGTAGAAGCGAGTCAGGAATGAACCCTTACGCTTGGCACGCTCACCCGTTGGGTTTGAGTCCTTGACCCCAGGCTTGAGATTCTTACTCTCACCTGACTGCTCAAACTTGCGGCGACCCGCTTCAGTCAAGCCACCATCGGGGTCTTTGTACTTGCTCATTAGTACGCCTTCTTGTCACTCAACATGGGGCGCTTGGCGGCGCGGGTCTTGGCCGCAGCCTTGAAGGCTTTGTCAGTTGGCGCACCCTCTGAGCCGGGCTTGCGCATCTTCTCGCCGCTGCCCTCTTTGATTCGCTCACGCTTGGCGTGAATGTTTGCGTAGAGTCCTGGCATGTTCACGCTCCTGATAACATTGTTCGGCCACCGCGCTGCATCACGTTTCTGCGTGCCGCCTTGCGCTCGGCTGTCTCGCGCTCAAGTCCTTGACCCAAGGACTTTTGTTTTTGAATGTATTTGCTTGTGTCAAAAGCAGCGACCTCTGGAGCGGTTGGCATTTCTGGCAACTCTTTGGGCGGCTTCCCTTGAAATACTGGAATGTCTCGCAAGACTTGCTCTTCCACCATTTTCTTGGTTCTTCCCATTCCATCCTTGCCAACCCTTACTTCCCGCTCAACCATTTCAGTCCTAAAGGGATTGGCTTCAATGTCTGCAAGTTCTCGCTGGTATGCCGCAAGCTCTGCGTTGTAGCGGGCAATGTCGGCACGGTATTGAGGTTCGATTTCTGTCGAATACCGAGCAACAGCCGCCTCATACGGGGCCATCTGATCAGCCACGTTTTTTTGATAGTCAGCAAAGTCCTTTGCGTATTGGCTATTCACCTCTGCAAACTGAGTCTGGTACGAACGCGCCAAGTTCTTGATGTCAGAGCTGGTGCGCCGACCCAGCCGGGCAAGTTGGAATTGAGTCAGTCTGGTGGCCATTATTGCAACCTCGCGCCACCAGTGCCCAAGTCCATGCCAAGACCCAGCTCGGCATCCATGCGTTGTTGAGACAACAGCGAGCGGCGACCGCCACGGGTGCGGGCCTTCAGCGTTGACGCCTCATAAGCAGCTGCCTTGCGACGCTCTTCGTCAGCAGAGGCTTGAATTTCCTTGGCCTGCTGTTCCATGGCCAGCTTGTTCTCGCCGTACTCTTTTTTCTGCTGCTCAAAGACCTCGCGGGCTGTCTGCGCTTGCTGTGCCAATGACACACCCTGCTTTGACATCTCAGCGGTCTGCGCCGAGATCTGGCCACGCATCGCCTCAGAGTCCTTGATCTGCTGCGCAAGCAGCTCTTTCTGCTGCCGTTCTGCGTCCTTGCGCGACTTGCGTGCCTCGCTGGCGTTGTAGCCGCCAACGACAATGATTGATCCTGCAATCCAGTAACTCATTTCAACTCCTTCAAACTTGCCACTTCCATGCCGAGTTCTGCGTACTCGACCGCCACGAACATTTCCTCCAACTTGGAGACATCGGTCTCGCCTGTTGGGTTGGGATGGATCGTCGTCCAGATCGCATCCTCATGCGTCACCACCACCCGCTTGGTGCCCGGCTCACTGATGAAGCTGGCCGGTGCCGTGTGATGCTCCAGACCAAATTCGGTGTAACAGGTCACGCTTCCTTGG